TTCAACAAAATTACCTGCACCATCTTCAACTTCATTGAATCCGAGAGTAGCGTTGGCTACATCTAATGAAGATGCACCAAAATAATATGTATTAAGGTTATTTTGTGCATCACTTCTATTGTAAGCAACTTGTGATGTACTATCTCCTTCTCCACTTTGACCTACCTCCCATGTAGGGATTTGATTATCCATAAGACCTAAGTAATCACTTGCCGTTAATTTAATAGTTGGTGTGTACGAAGTATCTTGTGTATAGGATAAAGAATTAACCATACCACGCCATAAAGGTCTATCTATTCCACCGTGAAACATAAGTAAAGACCAATCAGCATACGATTGCTCTTTGAATAAAGGCATTAATTTAGTTATTACTGCCTTATCATCATCAACAAGAGTACAATTCATTGTTGAGGCCGAATTAACACCCATTGTTATATTGAAGTCAACTGCTACTACTTCATTAGCACCATTCCATTTGTACATGGCGGCGTCATTAAGTGGCCTAATTAAACCTACTCGGTCAATAAGAATAGCGACTTTATCCTCGGCATCTTTAACATCTATTTCCCAACCGTACATATCTTCCGGTTGAAATGCAGTACCGTCTGCCTTAGTCCCCATAGCAGTATTCAATAACAACACACCATTTAGATATACTCTATATCTATTCAAATCATAGTCAATGTGTATTTCCCAATCATCCCATATATCGGACATGTCTGTACCAGCGTATGTAGTCATATATTGGAAATCCTTTAAGCCGTACCCGTTGACTATATCTAACTCAATAGCGGCATGACTATACCCTGTATCTCCACCAACGGCAGATGTAAATGCTGTACCATCACAACCAATACGAAGTTTAATATCGGTTGCGGTCTTATCAACTGCCATAGCACACATGCGTATGGTAAAATAATCATCAGAACCTTTGCTATTCAAACTACCGTCATAAACAAACACAGGTTTGTATGAGGATGACTCCACATTTGCTTCGATAACTAAGAATGGCTTGCCGCTTGGGGATTCAATGGGCATCAATGCCCCACCAGCAGGTGCGCCAGCATCAACATCAGTTTGTGTCACAACTTCGCCGGAATAAACACCGGCTAAATGAGTCCTAACTACCTTGGCGTTGCTGGCATCAGTGCGAGCGTTTGCGGTGTTAGGCATTCCAGCCCATGTGGATAAGTTTTGTCCTGATGAAAAATCAAGAATGCTAATATGAGTATCTCGGCCACTGGTTGAATCGTTTGTACCTATTGCCG